GACTGTGCCGCCACCCCCCACGAGCTGACCCATGCCCCCGATGCCCTGCGCTATTTTGCGGCAGGACGGCCCTGCCCCGGTGGGGATACGGCTCACCCCATGGATTATCACTTTGAGGCATTGCGGCCCAAAGCCGACCTGTTGGGCAGGGGGGAACAATGCCGCGTGATGTAGAAAGGAGCAGTAATGGAACACTGGATGACAGCCGCTTTGCTGATTGCAGCCCTGATTCTGGGGGCCTACCGCATGGGACTAAGGGACGGTCTGTGGCAGGCCGGACGTACCCTGCCTGGACTTGGCGGCCGTAAGAAACCCGAAAGCCGAAAGAAAAAGACACTGGCCGACCGGGTAGAAGAATTTTGACCCAAGGAGGAAACCCGATGGAAAAAAACAAGGACCGCCGTCAGCAGGAACAGGCGCTGGCCGAACAGATCTGGCAGATGTACCAGATGGGCCTGCAGCACCACCGACGGCACAACCTTTATGACCGCAGCCGCCGCTGCCACCGCTTTTATGAAGGCGACCAGTGGTATGCCGAAGGCGGAGGTCTGGAGGAGGAAAATCTGCCAATTTACAACTTTATTGAACCGGTGGTCAACTACAAAGTGGCTACGGTGGCCATGCAGAACATGGAGATCCACTACAGCGACATGGGAGGCAGGAACAGCTCTGCTTACTGCAGCGCACTGGATGACTACGCCGCACGTTGCTGGGAACGGCAGAAGATGTCCTCGCGGCTGTGGGAAATGGTGCGGGAAGCCTGCATTACAGGCGAAAGTTATCTGTATTTTTACGATGCCGAACTGAACCATCAGCTGGTGGACAGCACGGCGGTATTTTTTGCCGACGAGCAGGAGCCTGATATCCAGAAGCAGCGCTACATCCTGATGATGGAACGCCTGCCTGTGGAAACGGTACGGCGCGAAGCCTGCCGCTGGGGCATGAGCAGTGCCGATGCGCAGGAGATCATGCCCGACAGCGAAAGCCCGTGGTGGAGCACCGAACAAAGCCAGAAAAGCAGCAGCGAGGGCAAATGCACCAGCCTGCTTTATCTGGAAAAAACCGAAGAAGGGATCCGTTTTTGCCGCAGTACCCAAAGCGCCGTATATCAGCCCATGCAGACGGTGCAGGGTATGAGGCTGTACCCGCTGGTAAGCTTTGTGTGGAAGCGCCGTTACCACAGCGCCCGCGGCAGGGGGGAAGTGGCAACCCTGATCGCCAACCAGATCGAGGCCAACAAGACCCTGTTCCGCCGCCTGCAGGCCATGAAGGCTTCGGCCTTCCCCAAGCCTGTGTATGTGGAAGGCATGGTGGAAAACCCCGAAGAAGTGACGGCGGTTGGATCGCCCATCCGTGTGCGTGAGGGCACTGTGCAGACGGTAAACGAGGTGTTTACCTATCTTTCGCCCACCCACATTTCTTCAGATGCCACCCTGCTGCAGCAGGAACTGATCAGCCAGAGCCGTGAACTGGCCGCTGCCGGTGATGCCGCCATGGGCAACATCAACCCCGAAAATGCCTCGGGCGCAGCCATTTCAGCCGTACTTGAGGCACAGGCAGTGCCCCTGAACGAGCAGATCGACGTTTGCCGACAGATGGTGGAGGATATTGCGCTGGTGTGGCTGGATATGCTGGCTGCCTACTACCCCATGGGGCTGACCGAAGGGGAACAGAAGCGCCTGCCCGACCATGAACTGCTGAAAACCATGCGGATGTCGGTAAGGGTGGATGTTTCGCCTGCTGATCCCTACAGTCGTCTGGCACGGGAACAGGCCGTGCGGGCAGCACTGGATGCCGGACATATCACCTTTGAGGAATATGTAAAGGCATTGGATGACCGCAGCAGCGCTCCCCGTCAGAAGTTTGAGGAGATTTTGAACAGCCGTAGGAAAAATGAAAAAGAACTGTCGGAAATTCTGCAGAAAGGAGGAAAGGTATGACCGAAATGGAAAATGTCCTGAAGGAAGAACAGCTGCACGAGGAGAACCCCCGCATTGCAGCACTGCGCAGCTGCAGGCAGCAAATGGAAGAACTGCTGAAACAGGCCGAGGAGCTGACGGGGGAGCCGTGGAAGGTGGTACCCGCCACACAGGAAGAAGATGACCGGTGGATGAAAACGGCACAGTACCGCCGCTTGGCCTATCTGCAGGTGCTGGAAGACGACCTGCGCCGTATCCGCAAAAAGTTCCCCGCAGAAAAAATTGTCAGCCTGAACCAGCTGGGCGAAGAGTACTACGCATTGCGCCAGAACGGCATTGACCCCGTGGTGGCCTGCGCCGCTGTGCTGAAAAGCCGCAGCAGCGAAACCAAGCCCCCCGAAATGGGTCTGCTGAGCTGCCGCCAGCAGGGCAGAAAAGAATACTATACCCCTGCCGAGGTGGACCGCCTGACCGAAAAAGAACTGAAAGACCCCGCCGTGATGGCCGCTGTGCGCTGGTCCATGACCAAGTGGAAGAAGCACTAAACGTAAATCGCCCCCAAAGGGGTAACCGTGAAAAGGAGAGGATTATTTATGGCATACGAAAATTTTAAGCCCACCGTTTGGAGCGCAAAGATCCAGATGGAAATGCCCAAGTTTACCGTGTTCGAAAACGAATGCAACTATCAGTTTGAAGGGGAAGTGAAGAAGGGCCGCTCGGTCAAGATCATCGGCATTGGCCGACCCACCATCGGCGACTACACCGGTCAGTCCATCGGCGCCCCCGAAGTAATTCCCGACACCTCCATCCTGATGCCCATTGACCAGGCCAAGTACTTTAACTTTATGGTGGATGACGTGGATGCCGCACAGGCCAATGACGGCCAGATGGAAGCACTGCTGGAAGGCAGCATCCGTGCGCTGGCCGAGGAGCGCGACAAGTACATTGCCAAGCTGTGTGCCACCGATGGCGGTGCCTGTTCTTCCTCGCTGGCCATTACCGACAAGGTTTCCATCAAGCAGGCTGTGGATGCCGCACTGGTAAAGCTGATGAGCGAAGGTGTTTCCATGAGCAACGACAATGTGACCATTTTCCTGTCGCCCAAGGCATTCCTGCATTTTGCCGACTATGTAATGGATACCCGTACCCAGAATGACAAGGCTCTGGAAACCGGTGTGCTGGGCCGTTATATGGGCTGCAACGTCAAGATGAGCAACAACTTTTACAACGACGGCACCGATGATTATATGATCGTAAAGACCGACAAGGCTGTGGCCTTTGCCTCCGGTCTGGACCAGATGGAAGCCTACCGTCCCCAGAACCTGTTCTGCGATGCCGTGCGCGGCCTGAACACCTTTGGCGGCCGTGTGGTTCGTCCCAAGGAACTGTACATCATCAAGGCCCACTATGAAGACTAAGTTTGAAACCAAAGAGGAGTGATAAAGTATGGCAGCAGTAAATATTGAACCCAAGAAGCTTAAGCGCAACAGCCTGACCATGATGGATGCCGCCGATTTTGTGTCGGTGGATGCAAGTGACGGCGCCCTTGTTCCCATGTTCAGCGATGCCCGCCTGCTGATTGTATGCCGCAACAGCGGCAGCGGCAGCGTTACCGCCACCGTGGTAAAGGGCAACGCCCTGCAGGGCGCCGCCAACGACCTTACCCTTGCGGTTGCCGCAGGCGGCTATGCCTTTGCTGTAGTGGAAAGCGGCCTGTACGGCAACACCAGCGGTGAGCTGCGCGGCAAAATCTGCCTGAAGGGCAGTTCGGCCAATCTGCAGGTGGCTGCCTACCATCTGCCCGAATAAAAAAGCAGCAGAAAGCGGCAGGGCCGATGTCCGGCCCTGCCGCTTTTTTGGCAGTTACACCTTGCCCATGGCCCTTAACGGATCCACGGCGGTGCCGTTTTGATAAACCTCGAGGTGGATGTGGGTTTGCAGTGCCGATTCGCAGGGAATCACATCTGCACGGCCGATGACCTGGCCGGCACTGACCCGTTCCCCTTCGGCAACCGATACCTTTTCGCCAAGGCCGCAGGTGCGGCTGCACAGACCGTTGCCGTGGTCCATTTCCACCACCCAGCCCCACAGGGCATCCTTGCGGACCGAGGTGACCGTACCTGTCTGGATGGCCACCACGTCTTCATTTTTGTCGGCGGCAAAGTCTACGCCGTTGTGGGTGCGCCAGTCCTTCAAAGTTTCGCTGCGCACCAGCTTACCGTCGGAAAAACGGTTGAAGACAGCGCCCGGCACCGGCAGCACAAATGCCGAGGTTGACTGCACCGGCGATGCGGCGGGCTGTGCCGATGGCACGGCAGGTTCGGATGGCTCTTCGGGCAAGGAGGAAGGACTGGAAGAGGATGACGGCGAGGAGGAGGGCTTGGGCTGCTCTTCTACAATTTCCTGCACGGGCGTCTGCGGTGTTTCCCATACAAATTCCTCCTCCACAATGGTTTGCGGCTGCTGCTGTGTAATAAGCCTGTTTTGTTCTTCCAGCCCGCTTAGGGTGCGGTCGGCGGCAATCCAGGCGGTGGCTCCTGCACCAACCAGACAAAGTGCCAGCGCAGCATAAAAGCCCTTGCCGGCAAAAAAACTGACGATTTTGTGTTTGCCAAAACCAGTTTGTTTCATAGCATTCAGTGCCTTTCTGGCCCGCGGATGTGTGGCTGACGGCGTTGACGGCGGGGCCTGCGGTAAACGCCGAAAAAGCTGCGTGGGCAGATCTTTCAGGATTATTCTGCACCTGAATCTTCCGAATTATGCAGGGCGGCACTTTTTGGAAGGCAGCCTGACAATTCGCGCAGCCCAAGCACCAACAGCAGTACCCCAAACAGACGGGAAAGCCACAGCTGAGGAACAAGCCCTGCTGCCCAACAGCCTGCCAGCGCACCAAGGCAGCTCCAAAAAATCAGGGGGAGGGCCTGACGCCAGCAAACAAGGCCGCGGCGGTGGTGCAGCAACAGGGAAAGACCGCCTGTGCAGGGGAAAAACAGCAGATTGATGCCCGAGGCGGCCAGACGTTCCACCCCCTGCAGGGTAAGGCAGATCAGCATAACGCAGCCGCTGCCGAACCCCAGTGCAGCCGTTATGGCCGAGGCTGCCCCGATGAGAAAGGAAATCATGCCCCCACCCCCAACAGGGAAAGAATGCCGGTAAACCGCAGGCCGGAATAAAGAAGAAAAAGGGAAAAGGCCAGCCGCAGCAGACGGGGGCGTATTTTGGGCAGCAACAGACTGCCGACGACAGCTCCCGCCAGTCCTCCTGGCAGGTAGGGCAGCAGGCGGGAAAGGGCAACATGCCCCCGCAGCAGGTAAAACGCGCCCGAAACAATGGCCAGAGGAACCGTGACCGCCAGCATGGTGGCATGGCAGTGGGCCGAAGAAAGACCCCTGCGGCGCAGCAGGGGAAGCAGAAGAAGGCCGCCGCCCGCGCCCAGCAATCCGCAGACCAGTCCTGCAAAAAAACCGACAACAGGGTCGGTAAATCGAGGGGAGATTTTCATGTATAGGCCACCTTTTCCAAGAGTAAGTTACGGTGGTTATTGTGTACAAGCCTGTGCAGTTTATCCTGATTTTGAGCAAGAAAGGAGAGAGAAGAATGACCGTATATGAACTTTTGACGGCAGCTGCAGCGCTGTTCTTTGAGACCGATCTTTCGGGATACAGCGACCTGGCGCTGCCTTTTGTCAACATGCTTTTGAACGAGTGTTTTGAAACCAACAACCGCATCCGCCGCCGCAACGGTAAGGAGGGGTTGCTGTCGGCCCCCGTACTGACCAATTTGTACGAAGTGATCCCCTATGAAGAGCAGCTGGTCAGGCTGGCGCTGCCCTACGGTTTGGCTGCAAAGCTGATCTACGACGAGCAGGACAGCGCACGAATGAACTATTTTATGAGCGAGTATACCAGCCGTGTGAACCGATGCGACAGATGGGTGGTGGCCCTGTGAAAATGATTCCCATGAAAGGACCCGCTGCGGCCAAACACACCTCCACCTATTCCAGCTTTGTGGGGGTGGATTTTTCCACCGACCCCATGCTGGTGGATAAAAAACACAGCCCCTATGCCCTGAATCTGGTGGCTGACGAGGGCGGCATGCCCGAAAAGCGCCCCGGTTGGCGCACTCTTTTTCAGATGGAGGGGAAAATCAACGGCCTGTACAGCTGCCGCATTGACGGTGTGGAACACTGCCTTTGCCATGCAGGCAGCTGCCTGTGGGAGGTTGACTTGGAAAATGCCGAAGAACCGCCTGTTTTGTTGTACGACCAACTGAATGACGCCCTCGGCTGCAGCTTCTTTTTGCAGGACAAACTTTACCTGCTGACCGGTCGTGAATATCTGGTGTACGACGGCCAAAGTGTGTCAGAAGTGGAAGGCTATATACCCACCTTGCAGATCAACCGCCTGCCCGATGGCAGCGGCGGTATGGCGCTGGAGGCCGAAAACCTGCTGGACCCGAGAGGAATGGAAGAGTTTTGCGGAAACGGCAGTAAAAAGTATCAGCTTAGCCGCACAGGGCTGGATCAGGACAAGGTGGTTTGCTGGGTGCTGGACAGCAACGGGGAATGGCAGGAAAAAGCTGAGGACACCGATTTTACGGTGGACCGTGAAAAAGGTATTGTCACCTTTCAGTCGGCGCCTGCCACCTCGGATCTGGTGAACGTAAGGATCCTTTATGCCAAAACCACCGCAGGCAACGCCGATAAAATCAAAAAAGCAAAGAACTGTGCCGTTTTCAACGACGGTACGGTGTTTGTCTGCGGCAGCGTGAAGGGGCAGGACTTCCGCAGCGGATACCTGCAGCCCGATTACTTTCCCGCCAACGGGTACGACCGTGTGGGCAGCGATGAAAATGACATTGTGGGCTACTGCCGTTTGGGGGAATACCTTGGCATCATCAAGGAGGATTCGGAGCAGAACAGCACCCTGTTTTTGCGCTGGCAGGAAACCGAAAAGGACGATGACGGCAACGAGTTTTTTGTTTTCCAGAAAAAGCCCGGCATTGTGGGTGTGGGGGCGCTTTCGGCAGCCTCCATCGGAAAACTGGTGGATGAACCCCTGTTTTTGACCCGCCGCGGCGTTTATGGCGTGGTGTCAAAAGCGCTTGCCGAAAACCGTTCGCTGCAAAACCGTAGCCTTTACTGCAACAACCGCTTGACCGCTGAACCCGATCTGGAACGGGCCTGCACCGTGGAGTGGAGGGGGCGCTTTCTGGTTTGTGTCAACAGCCACTGCTACCTGCTGGACTCCCGCAGAAAAAGCAGCCCCGGCGGCAGCAGCGGACAGGGTTACGAGTGCTATTACTGGGAAAACATCCCCGCAGTTTGTTTCCTGCAGCGGCAGGATCATCTGTTTTTTGGCACGGCCGACGGCAGGATCTGTCGTTTTAACACCGACCGGGAAAAGCTGGACCGCTTCAACGACGACGGACAGCCCATCCCCGTGGTGTGGACCACTTGTATGGATGATGACGGCTATCCCACACGGCTGAAAACTTTGGAAAAGCGGGGTTGTGTGGTAACGGTAAAACCCTTTGTGCGCAGCAGCGTTGAAATATGCCTGCGTACCGACCGCGACCCTGTGGCAAAACAGGTGCGCAAGGGCTGGGTGGACGTGTTTGACTGGGAACAGATCGATTTTAACCGATTTACCTTTGATACCAATGACGGCGCCCGCGATATTTCGGTGGGGACAAGGGTGCGCAACTACCGCAGGCTGCAGTTTGTGGTACGCAGCAACGCGGTAAACGAAGGCTTTGGCATCTATCAGATATCCAAAACCTTCCGTTTGGGCAAGGTGCCCCGATAAGAAAAAGGAGGGACAGAATGAGCATTCTGGATCATAAAATCAGTCAACTTGACATTGACACGGCAGGTGTGGCCGCCCTGCCTGACGTTCTTACAGGTTCGGCCGATGAGAACAAAAAGTTGTTTGACCGTCTGGTGCATCAGGTGGTCAGCCAAAAATTCAATGCGTTGCTGGAGGAACTTTCCTCGGAACTGGGCGCCGAACAGATCGGCGCAGCGGTGGAAGGTATCAGCGGTTCCAACGTTCAGCAGCTTTTGAAGAATTTGAAAAAGGACATTGACTCGGCCGCTTTCCATGCAGGCAGTGTAAGCAGCGTGTTTGGACGCGGCGGCAACGTGGTTGCCCAGACCGGCGACTATACCCCCCAGCAGGTGGGCGCCGCACCTGCCATTCATTCCGCAAAGGTGACCCTTGGCACCCTGTGGACCGAAGAAGGGACCTGCTGGGTGCAGCCTTTGGAACATGAGCTGGTAACTGCCGCTACCCGTGTGGACCTGTACCCCGACAGCGGAGTGATGAACCAGCTGCGCAAGGCAGGCACCACCGCCCTGTATGTGGAAAACAGGAATGGCGCTGCATATGCGGTGGCAATGGGCAATGCCCCTGCCGAGGAACTGCTGGTACAGGCAGACTTTGTGGAGGTGACGGCAGTATGACCATCAACGGAAGAGGATACGTTACAGGCGGAAGGCAGGGCAGCCTGAACCTTACGGTGGTAAGCGGCCTGACCAAACCCGCCAACCCCGAAAACAACACCATTTGGCTGAACAGCGAACTGCCTGTCCACGGTATTTATATCGCCCCTACCTGTGAGGTGATGGAGCCCACAGAGGGTGACGTATGGATCAACAACTGTACCCGTTATCAGCCCAACAGCGCCATTGAGGTAAGCTCGGTTACCTGTACCATGACCGTTGCGCAGGACCCTTATCTGCTGATCAATATCCTGCAGGTAAGCCAGTGGGACGGTACCGAATGGAAGCCCTGCAACGGGGCCATTTTTGCCAATTATATTTGGGTGGATATGGCTTTGTATGTTTTTTACCACGGCACCATGAACGAGGACTTTCCTGTGGGGGTCGGCCGTGCTTCGTCCAGTGCAGCAACCACCGAAAACGCGATTTCCCCCACCCATCACAGCGAATATATGGTGGTGGAGGGAGCTGCAGATGGAGTTTACTGCACCGTAACCACCAAACAGGGCTGTGGCATTGATGCAAGCCGTTTTTCCACACTGGGTCTGGGTTACTGCAAACAAGGCGGTGCACTGACCTCGTCCAACCTGTATTGCGGCTTTACCACCAATGTGGATCTGCCGCTTTCGTATGGTCAGGCAGACGATGCCCAAAGCGTAAAACTGACCGCTTCGGAGCAGCTGCAGGAAGTGTCCGTTCCCATTGAGTGTACCGGAATGGTACGTCCTACGGTGAAATTTCAAAGCAGCGCCACGGATCCTTTTGCGCTGGCCATTCATTACTGGGTTCTTACCTGAGGAGGTGGAGGAATGATCAGAGGAACAACCCCCGTCCATCGGTTTGCCCTGCCGGTGGGAAAGGAAAACATCAGAGAAGTGAGGGTGACCTATGCCCAAAAGGGCAGAGCGGTTTTGGTCAAAAAGACCGAACACTGCATTGTGGATGGCAAGGTCCTTTCGGTACGGCTGAGCCAGAAGGATACTTTTTTGTTTGACCCCGGACAGGAACTGGAGATACAGCTGAGAATTCTGACCCCGACCGGAGATGCCCTTGCCAGTGAAATTATCCGAACCACTGTGGAACAGTGCCTTGAAAATGAGGTGATGGCGTGAGCATTTCGGAATATATGCGCTTTTTTGGAAGCACCGATTTTTCACAGTCCGACCAGACCTTTACAGCGGGATTTCAATCCCTGAATCCTGTACACGGTAAAGATGGCAAGGATGGCCGTGACGGCATTGACGGCCGTGACGGTGTCGACGGAAAAGATGGCCGCGATGGCATTGACGGCCGTGACGGTGTTGACGGCAAAGATGGCCGCGATGGCATTGACGGCCGTGACGGTGTTGACGGCAAAGATGGCCGTGATGGTGTTGATGGTCAGGATGGTGCCGATGGCTATACTCCGGTGAAAGGTACGGATTATTGGACCGAGGATGACCGCAAAGAAATGATTGAGGCAGTCATTCAGGCGATCGGGTTGCCGACTGTAACAACGGCAGATAACGGAAAGATTTTGCAGGTGGTAAACGGCGTGTGGACTCTTGCGGTACTGCCTGCCGCTGGTGATCCTGATGATATCAGCGGTACTGCAAAACTGGGCGCAGGACTGCTTGGTAAAATGATTTTGGGAGGAGTGTAAAAACTTATGGCCTATGAAAAACAGTTTTTTGAAGACGGACAGGTGTTGAAGGCTGAGCACCTGAACCACATGGAGGAAGGCTTTGAAAACCTTACCTTTGAGGATTTGAAAGACAAGCCCTTTGGGGACGTTGTTTATGCAGATCAGTACAGCTTTGACTCAATGCCCGACGTAAGTTTTGATTTTGCGGAGGAAGTGACATTTTACAAAGTGTCCGATTTGACGCTGTCCTATGACCAACTGCTGAAAACGGTATTTACCGTAACTTCAAACGAAACCGTTTACGAATTTACCCCTACGGCAGAGGATTTTATGTTTATTGATGACGCTGCGGTCGGCTTTTCCTGCGACAACCTGCCGATTGGTGTAGCTTACGCAACCGGAAGCATTACCACCGACTTGGGCTCATTAAATCCTCCCGAAACAGGAATTTACATGGGGTTCCCCTTGGGGGCAACCTCAAGCGCTGCGGAATCCATTGCGGTTTATTGCAAGGACGTAAAAAAGCTGGACGAAAAGTATTTGCCCGTCTGCCTGCCCCTGGTGGAATCTGCAGACAACGGCAAGATGCTGCAGGTGGTTGACGGTGTATGGACTGCCGTTGCCATTACCAATGGAAACGAGGTGGCATACTGATGGCGAATGTATTTATTGAAGAAAGCACTATGACAGCCATTGGCGATGCCATTCGTGCAAAAACCGGCGGCAGTAACGGCATTCTTCCTGCCAATATGCCCGATGAGATCGCAAGCATCACCACAGGCGGCGGTGGTGGTTCGGGTTCCTTCGATGGGGTGGGTGATGGCAGTATTGCAACAGGAAACGTGGTAGACAATACTTCATCTATCATTAAAGACTATGCGTTTCAAAATAATACGACCATGACAGCGGCCAATTTCCCAAAGGTTACAGAAGTAAAAGCATATGCCTTTGATAACTGTACTGCTGTAAAGAGTGCAAAATTTCCCTTGTTGACCAAAATTAGCGGAGCGTACTCATTCCAACAAACTTTTGCTATGGAAACCTTTGAAGCTCCAAATTTGGAAACACTGGGTGGGACTGGTTCTTTTTATAGAAGCGGTATTGTTACGCTGTACCTTCCCAAACTTAAATCGAGTACGGGACTTATGATGTTCCAAGAAAGTGAAAGTCTGGAAACCGTAAATCTGCCCGAAATCACCACCATAAACAGCAACCAAATGTTCCATAAGTGCCCATTGCTGAAAAATGTTTATGTGCCAAAGCTGACAACACTGACAACGCTTGTGTTCTCCTCTTGTACAAGTTTGGAAGTGATCGATTTGCCATGTGTTACAAAAATAGGGGGCAAATGCTTCGTCGGCACTACTAATCTGAAAGCTGTAATTCTGCGGTCTTCTACTTTGGCAACTGCGGGAGAAACTATCTTTAAAAACAGCAAAATTATGGAGGGAACAGGTTTTGTGTACGTTCCATCTGCTTTGGTGGATGATTATAAGACGGCAACAAACTGGACTGAATACGCAAACCAAATCCGTGCATTGGAAGACTACACGGTGGATGGAACCACCACAGGCGAACTGGACGAAAGCAAAATCTGATCCGAGGGCGGGCCTTTAAGGGGCCTGCTTTTTGTTAGGAGGAAAAACGATGGAAAACCAGCACATCGGTCGGGGGGAACATGAGGAATTTGTGCGGCGCATGGAAGATGAGCACCGCCGCATGAATGTACGCATCAAAAATGTGGAGGAGAAGGCCGACACACTGGTGGAGCTGACCGCCAGTGTGGAAAGCATTGCCGCCAGCGTAAAAACCCTGACTGAAAAGGTTGCAGACCTTGAAAGAAAACCTGCGGAAAACTGGAACACCGTTGTAAAGGCCGGCCTGACTGCCGTTGGTTCGGCGCTGGGCGGCGGGCTGATCGGTGTGCTGGCCGCAACACTTGTAAAATAAGGAGGAACCAAGATGAACCTGACCGTTAGAATGAAGAACCCTGTATTCTGGATGCAGATCGCCGCTGCGGCTGCCCTGCAGATCATGGCCTATTTTGGCCTTACAGGAGCCGATTTTACCACCTGGCCCATGGTGTGGCAGACCCTTTGTCAGGCGGTGCGCAACCCTTACCTGGTGGTGTGCGTTGCAGCAGCCGTATGGAATGCCCTGAATGACCCCACCACCGCAGGTCTGGCCGACAGCGCCAGAGCCATGTCCTACTCCGCACCCTACAGGGAGGAAGAGGAATGAAAACGGTTGAAATGTATGCCCCCATCGGCAGCAACTGCCGCCCGGGCTATACTCTGATCCCCCAGTACATCACCATACATAACACCGCCAACCGCAGCAAAGGAGCAGACGGCATCGCCCACGGCAAATATCTGCGGGGCGGCGGCAAGGATCTGTACGTAAGCTACCACTACTGCGTGGATGATCGTCAGGCGGTAGCCATCATCCCCGAAAACGAGGTGGCATGGCATGCAGGCGACGGGGCACAGGGGGTGGGCAACCGACGTTCCTTTGCCATTGAAATTTGCGAAAACGCCGACGGCGACCTGCTGCAGGCCACCGAGAATGCCGCCGAGCTGACCCGTATGCTGATGGAAAAATACCGTATTCCCATTGAGAATGTGAAGATGCATAAGGACTGGAGCGGCAAGCCTTGCCCCAACCGTCTGCTGCAGGGCGAACCCTATGACTGGCAGACCTTTCTGGCGCGGGTACAGGGCAACGGGACTTCCGTGCAGCCGCAGCCAAACCCTGTGCAGCGCTACAAGCAGGAAAGAGAGATGATCCGCCGTTGGGTGGAGCAGATGCGTGAACTGTTGAAGGAGGAAGAAGAATGAGCAAGAAACAGAAATCGGTTCTGGCGGCAGACCGGCAGAAAAAGAACAGCACCACTGCCGCTGCGGTAAGCACAGGCGGCTATTTGCAGAAGGAAGCAGGCGGAGAGCAGTACCACTACGGCAGCTGGAGCACTCCGATCAGCCAGCCTGAGGAAACTGCTGTCCGACCCAAGGCAATGAAGGAACAGCCCCAAACCAACGCAGTTGATCCCTTTGATATTCCTGACAGCGAAGAACCTGATACCGCAAAAAAACGTGCCGCATACGAGGCCAGACAGGCCGAACTGAAGGCCTACCGCGGCATCATCCGTGAAGCCTATGAGGATTACCGCCGCAACCAACAGCTGTTTCCCGAATACATGATGCAGATGGACAGCGGCCATTATGACGAGCTGCTGACCCGCAACGACCTGGTGTTTCAGGAATATGTGAAGGAAATGGCCGAAGAGATGGGCAAGAAAAACAAAAAGCTGGAGAAGCAGCTGGAAGCGCTGACCAAGATGGCGGAGCTTCCCGACCAACAGTAAAAAGAACTCCCCGGCAGGTCAACTGTCGGGGAGCTTTGCGATGAGAAAGGAGTATTTATGCCAAAAAAAGCAGTATACGTGCATGGCCAGTGGGCCTATGAGGATGAAAACGGAAAAACGGCAATCAGCAATACCAAGCCGCCCGCAGCCCCTGCAGTGCCCAAAATCAGCCTGCCCAAAGCTTCCAAACCGAAAAGCGGGGCAAATCAGGTAAGCATGGCTTCGGCCAATTTGGGAGCAGGACGTACCAAAAGCCCTGTGGAAAGTTTGCGTGAGGGAATACGTTACCACACCAACGAATCTGTAGTGGAGCAGCAGCGCCAAAGAGCTGATTATACCCGAAAAAATTTGGACAACCTGAACAAAACCGTAAAGGGTAACAATCTGGTACAGACCGTAAAGGATAACCTGCACAACGGCAGCTATGACCCCTATACGGTGGATGAGTGGAGCAGCGGCGTATGGAAAAACCTGACCGACCCCTACAAAAAGGAACTGGAAAAGCAGGGGGTATACGGTGTTGGTCTGCAGGAAAGCAAGGAGGAGTATGAACGGCTGAACAAGCTGAAAACCGAAGAAATTCTGGACGAGTGGGACAAAAAGACAGGGGACAAAAACAAATTTTGGAACAAGGTGAACCGCGGGCTAAACGATGCCGTACTGGACCCCAAGGGTGTGGACAACTGGACCGGAGGCAGCCTGCCCAAGGTAACCGCAAAGTACCACCCGTTCTGGACCGAAAGAAAGCTGGGCGTGGGCTTTGACCGAACTGCCGCACAGCAGAGCAGTGAAAAGGCAAAGGAGTACAAGTCTGAAAAGCTAAACAGTGAAAAAGAGAAAGCTGTTGCGAAGGAAAAACAGACAGAATATGGTGTCGGTTTTACTGCTGATGAGAAAGAGTATGCAGGAATAAAGCCATATGTACCAAGTAGAGAAGAATTGTTGAAACCAACAGAGAAAACAGAATATGAGATAGGAGGGAAAACTTTTTGGGCAGAATCGTCAAGTCTTCAGGGAATTGGTATTCTTGAAAATGGCCAGATCGTTAAAGGAAACAGCAACGAAAAAAGTTCTGATGCACAAGAACGGTTGATGAAGGCTGTGCTGAACAATAACGGAACCATTGCTTCAGAAAAGAACATTGATGAACTTGCTGACATTGTAGCAAAACTGCATGGTCGAACGGATGCGGAGTATAAGAAAAACATTAAGAATCCGGATTACTACACAATTTACGATTATACTGATATTGTTAATCATCATATGGAGAAAATTTCAACTTATTATCTTGATAAAAATGGAAACAAAAATTTTTTGAGCGCAGTGGAAACGATGCTTCAAGCAACAAGGAATGGTTCTGAAGGGGATTTGAAAAACAAACCGGAGTATAGAAGGCATAACCTCTTTATTTATAATGGAGAAATTGTGGACCGAGACGCTTTGGGTAATATTGCCTATGGTCATCTTGGTGCTTCGGTGGGGCTTGATATTGAATTTTTGCTTATGACTGCAGGTGGAGCACAGATGTTAGCAGGAACCTCGAAGCCAGAGTTTGCAAACGCGTACTATGATGACCCCAGAGACGTGAAAAGAATTATACAAGGCTATAACTTAGCCAAAAAAGAAAAAGGAGTTTCCCGCTGATGCGGGAAACTCCTTTTATAACTATTTTAAGAAATTTAACATTAAAACCCAATAAAGATAAGTTGTTATATAAATAGTAAGAGTGTAAATAAATGGGATTTTAGAACCTAAAGGATGTTGTCCTTTAGTCGTTTTAAAGTGCTTGTAACACAGCCAAAATGAAAAAACTGAATAGGAGAAAAGGTAAAAACACAATCCGATATAGAAATTGTTAAAAAGAAGGATACTCATGATAAAAAAGAGGCTATCAAAGACATATATGTTACACAAAGAAATTAGATATGGGATAAGAGGCAGCCAAAAAGACCACTTAAAAACAAGAGAACGCCATTGGCGATTTGAAGAATCATCCATAGTCAAACTCCCAATCACATTTTATAACTCAATCCTACCATCCTGTTGATGGGGTGTCAAGGTAACCGCAAAGTACCACCCGTTCTGGACCGAAAGAAAGCTGGGCGTGGGCTTTGACCAAACTGCCGCACAGCAGAGCAGTGAAAAGGTGCGGCAGCAAAGAAAAAGCCAACCTTCAGCGGCTAACCGTGTAAGCATGGCTTCGGCCAATTTGGGAGCAGGACGTACCAAAAGCCCTGTGGAAAGTTTGCGTGAGGGAATACGTTACCACACCAACGAATCTGTAGTGGAGCAGCAGCGCCAAAGAGCT